ACGTTTTTGACTATTGATATTATTACCTTTTTTACCATACATAATTATTTCAATTACTTGCGTGTATGACAAATTGTAAAGAATCCCGACACTTTTGAGTTATGTCAACTTGCCCTGCTTTGTCATGCCGTGCCGTTATTATTTTTTTAACCTGTGTTATTGCATACTTACAATTTACTTTGGCTACATTTGTAAACTTTGGCATGAAATTAGCATTTGGTATAAGACAAAATAAACGAGGAGGAAATAAGATGAAGATAACAAAAGAACATTATGAATACATGAAAGTAGAAATTTCTAAAGTCCCTTGTAAAGTAAATGAACATCGCACTTGGCTAATTGCAAATGCAAAATTTAATGACTTAGAAACGCGCCTAGCTTGGGATTTTTTTCATGCCGCAAAATTAGACAAATTCGCTTGTGATAATCTTTATTCTTATTGCGATGATACTCATATTAATACGGCAGTCAAAAAGATCATTAAAGACATTGACGATAACCGCAAATAAACGAGGAGGTAACAAACATGAAAAACGAATTAAAAATAAAAAAAGCTTTTCTGGTGTATCAAGCGGGCATCGCAAATGTGTTTAGTGTTGATTGTTTAAACGTGGCCCCTTATGGAAGAAACGCAAAACGGATATTGCAAAATGATTTCCGTTCTTGTGAATGTTTTGCAATGGGCCTAGCTACGGCTGGGACAATAATAAGAACAGCAGCTTGTAATATGGCGGGTGATATTACTGATCAAGTATGGACTGAAAACCTTTTAGAACAACCATTTAGCGATAAGTTTCACCCGATTAATGAGAATTAGCTCCCTGACGAGTCTCTGTAAATTGAGACGAAACGCCTTCGGGCGTCGGAGTAAATAAACGAACGAAAGGGGAAAGAACATGGAAAAAGACAAAGAGATAACAAGCGTAATTTTTAGAAAATTTAAAAAGGGTAGTGATATTATTGCGCTATTTCCAGAGGTTCAATATAATACTAATAAGGATTTGTGCACGAGCTATATGCACATTGGACAGCATGGCGCAGCCTCTTATCATCTGATCGGAAATACTGTCGCGGCTCAAGAGGATGAATATTTACCGTTGTATAACGAATTAACGAGTCTCGGATATAACCTCAAAATACAAAAGAAAATTAGTAAAAAATGGTTTGAACTTTAACACTAACCGGCGAAAGCCAGAGGAGGAAAGAAAATGGAAAAACAATTTGATGCTAAAAAGTTTGAAGCGTCTTGGGTAACGATCAAAGATGAAAGCGGAAGGCAATCATCATTAAGAATTTTAGATAATGGCAAAATACAGGTTGTTGGCAATCTTGAGCATAACGCAATTTTTACAGTTATCTCTGGGAAAGATCGTCTTATTAAGCATTTACAGGAAAATTAAATCAAGGAGGCATACCATGAAAAAGAAAATCACAGGAGCCAAGACAAGATTAGAAAATGCTCATAAGATAGTTAAAAAAAGAGTCCGAAAGGAGAATTAAACAATGCCAGAAAAAACAAAGACAATCCGGGTGCGTAATTTTCCCGAAGACTTGCACACCGATTTCAAGAGTTATTGCGTTAAAGAGCGTATCTCAATGGAGAATAAAATCATCGAACTAATCAATACGTGGGTGCTTGAGCAAGAGTCTTACATACTAAAAGGGAGGGGTGAAAAATGAAACGTGATTTACAACACACGAACCAACACACATTGTGTGTAGAACAAAGGAGGCAGGGAAATGAATAAACCTGAATTTTTAGGAAGAGACAAAAAAGGATATTATTACATATTAGATACTGATTTATATATTTACCAATTTTCTGGCGCCGGAAAGTATTGTGGCTGGCTTTGCTCCCTTCCGGCGTGGGAAAGAACTTTTAACATGATAATAATTTAAGATAACCGCTAAAAGATCACCCCCTGAACGTCAGCGCTCCGGTGCTGGCGTTTCTATTTCCGCTTGCTGATGTTGTATGCGTCAATCAGGTTTTGAGCTATCCTCTGTATGCTATATGCTTCAAACTCATGACTTGGTTCATCCTCGCCGATTCCTTCGCGTATGAATTGCCAGACGTGAACAGCCTCATGGATGATTAAACCAATTACCTCAATCGGCTGCGTGGTTTTTGTGGCCCTGATTGAAACAATATAACAATGTCCATGCCCATCACTTTTAATAACCTCTGTCACGCACCCGTCTTTATCCGATGCTATCCATTCAGACTCTTTATGATTAGGGACTTTCAGCCGTTTCAATTCGTGCCTGTATTGCGCCTCAGTTTGACATAATCCAATAGAATAAGGCGATTCAATGAGCGTGCGGTCAATCCAGTTCGCGCCTTTTTTCATCACGCACCGCCCACAAATTTATTCTCGTTGTATTCAGCCAAAATCAATTCTGCATAATGGATAATTTTTATCATGTCCTGAGGGTTGAGTTCT